CAATCTTGCCGAGGTCATTGGCCGAGAAGGTGAACAGCACCTTGCTGAGATCGAGAGGGATGCCGCTCAGGTACTTGTCCTCGAACTCGCCATTCTGGACAGGGTCTGTCAAGTGCACGAGGAGATTCTGCACCTCCTCACCCTTCGCCGTAGAGCTGATCTTGTCCAGCTCGTCGAACATCAGGATCATCGACATCGACTTCGCACCAATCACCGAGTTCACAATCTTGCCGCAGTGCGAGCCCTCATACACGAGCTGGTGACCCATGTAGGTGCTGGCATCCGAGTCGCCGCCGAGTGAGATGAACTGGAAGGGCCAGCCGAGCGCCTTGGCGATGCCATTCTTGATCAGACTCGTCTTACCAATGCCGGGCGGGCCGGCCAGAAGAAGCGACAGGCCACGCGCGTCCGGGTTGGCGATCTTGGACGCGATGAACTGGAGAATCTGGAGCTTCGACTCTTCCTGACCGTAGATCGCCTCACCGAGGGCCCGCCGCGCCTTCTCCATGAAGGCGCCGCAGGTCTCCTGGCCATCCGCGATGCGCACCGGCACATCCTTATAGAGACCCAGCGGCAGCGCCGTCACCTTCTCTAGCCAGGAACGGAGCTTGTAGTACTCACCGGCGCCCGGGTCCATGGCCTGGAGCGTATTGTACTTGGCGAGCACCATGGCCCGCGTCTCATTCGGCAGCTTCATAGAGAGAATCCGGAACATCATGCTCTGGTAGTTCGGGTCCGTCTCCGGGCGGCGCTCCAGAACATTGATGATCTCGGCCTGCTTACTATCGGTGAGGCGCTTGAACTCGTCAATCTGATCGTCGATCCCGCCCTCGTCCACAGGCTTCGTTACCAGATTGACAAACTTCTTGACAATCTCGGACTCCTTCTTCATATTGTGGCGCTTCGGCACCATGCGGTTCTCTTCCTCCTCGTAGCCACCCATGGTGATTACGAAACCACCCGGGGCCTTCTCATCGTCATCCTCCTCGTCCTCCTCGTCATCATCGTCGTAGTCCTCATCGTCCTCCTCTTCATTCTCGGTCTCCGTCTCCGTCTCGACAACTGGCTTCTTGGAGCTCTTTGACTTCTTGTGAGCGGCCTTCTTCTTGACGGGCTCTTCCTCTTCCTCCTCAGACTCAGACTCCGACTCGGGCTCTTCCTTCTTGGCCTTCTTCTTCTTGGGCACGAACCCCTTGGCCTTCCGCGTAGGTGCAGGCGACGGCTCAGGAGACGACTCCTCGGCCTTCAGGCGGGCCTTGATCTTCTCCTTGGCGGCCGTAGCGGCCGCGCGAGCCGTGCGCTTAATCACGAGACGATCCTCTGGCGTTAGACTCGTATCAATAGAATCCTCCGAGTCGGAACTGTAGGCGATGAGGCCGCGGATATTGCCGTGGCTATCCACGCTCTCATCATCATCATCCTGGGCACCACGACCAGCCTTCTTGCTATGAGTCTTCGGGCTCTTGCGATCCGGGGACTTACCCGCATCGCCAGACTCCTTCTTTGCCATCTTCTGTGAGGCGGCATTCTTCATTTCGATGCTTGGACACGGCCAAGTAGGTGTGTTAATTTTGGTCACTTGCGAGCCGTACGGCGGCCCTTGCGACCGGTGCGGCGAGATCCACGGCGACCGCCGTAAAAAGTATTGCGCACGGCCATATTGCTGTGCTTGGCGAACGTGCGCCCGACGCCCGCCGGAAGGCTGGCCGTCTCTCTGACAATGCGGCCGGCCGTAGATCCAACGCGCTGGGCCGACTCGCCCGTGGCTCTGAGGAGGTGGTTGAAGGGGCTCCAAACGCGCTGCACTAGGCGAAGACCCTTGCGAGAAGCCTTGCGACCGGCCTTGCCGCCCTTACGAGAAGCCTTGCGACCGGCCTTGCCGCCGCCCATGCCCATAGGACGCATGTTAGAGTTGCCTCCACCCATACCCATCTTGTACCCCATATTCGAGTTGCCTCCGCGCATCTTACGAGATCCCTTGCGCATACTCTTGCGACCAGCCTTGCGTGTTCCCTTAGCCATTTCTATTTACCGTCTAGAATATCTTTTACATCCATGAGCAGGAACCGGGACTTTGGGCTAATGCTCTCACACTTCGTCGAAATACAGAAGTTCAGAGTTTCACCACAAGTCTCCAGAAGACTGGTGCGCGCATTTAAGAAGAATGGAGTTACGCGCTTCTTCAGAACCTTCGACATCCGCACAAGACAATCCGCATATTCATCAACCAGCGTCTTTTTGCCAGCCGTTAACCCATGACGCTGAATAAGGCTCAGCAGCAGCTGAAAGGTGTCGCGCAGCGTCGATAGTTCGAGAATCTCGAGGCCCGCGAGCTCGGCTAGGAACTGACTGTAGCCCTGGCGATAGCGCTTCTCCTTATTCTTTTCCACAAAGGACTCATAGTTATCACCGCCCTCCGGGATCTCTACAACGTCCTCAAAGATATCAGTATAGTTCGACTGCAGCTTATTCATTTCCTCCAGCACCACCGTATAGCGGCTAGAAATCTCCGCCAGCAGCTTCGCATATAAGGCACAATAGACCTCTTCAGATGCGGCCTTCTTGAAAACGAGCATGATGAAATCCCGCACAAGGGTTGCCAGATCCGGGTCGCCGGAGCCTAAAATCTGGTAGAGGAACTCACGGACATCCGCATAGGTTGCCGGGCTGAATTTATTCAGCTTCGAAAGAATAATATTGTTCAGAATCTTGTCCTCCACCGGCTGCGTCGAGTTCTTGAATTTCGACTGATACCGATTATGCGGCGAATGCGTTGGCAAAGGCGACGGCGTATCCGGAGACACGGGCGTCGTTGGGGCCGATTTGCCACGAGGTGATCCCCTGGGTGCGAATCGCTGGAGATTTGTAGCGGACTGCGTGCCGCGCCGCCAGTCCGCGACACCCTGTAGCTCACATAGATCCTTCATATTTGCAATAGCTCTACAGACTGTTTCAGACGGCCTCGGTGCCGTTGCCTGATGAGATAGAATGCTTTGGACAACCGATAGAGGGTCCTGCATTGACATACTGTATATTTGTAATGGGACCTTAAACCCATTCTTAGGGCAATTTTACTGTCATTTCATTCCCGTTGCGTAACACATCACAACCTGATCTTCTGCCGGTCCAACAGAATGTTAAAGGCGCCGACTGTGGCCGCCGGCGCCCATATTGTGAATGATGCAAACCTGGGTAATCTGTCCGGATGGCTCGGCTGTAAGATGTCCCAGGCACCCGAGCTTCTGGCAATGGATCTCGCCACAGCCGTACAGACAAAGCCATCGGTTCTTAAAGACCGAGTCAAGCATATCGAGGGGCTTCGCGCTGTACCAGATTTGCAGCCGGAGTTTGAACAGCTGGCCGCAATCGAGACATCCATCCAGGAGTTCTTTGAGACTTCCACGAAGGAGGCTGATTCTCTGAAAGACGATTCTCTCGCCCAACTCAGCTTCACGCACGAGCTGCTGCGTTCCTTGAATCACCTCCCATTTATCTTAATGGCCACAGCGCTCTTTAAGATTTGGGTCGTCCCGGCCATGACTCTTCTCTTTCCACTTGTGGCCTGGATCATGCCTTATCTGCTTTTACGATTCGTCTATGCTCTGCCCATCACACAGGACCAGTATATGGGGATTCTGAGAACGATGTGGTCAGGAGATCTTGTGAATCCGCAGGCCTTCTTTGAAGGGGGCGGTGTCGGCGGCGCCGGACCACCCGTCGCAGACCTTCTCACTCCGAAGTCGATCATGCAGGCCGCCTTCTTTGTATTCTCTTTTGTCCAGAGCATGATCCAGCCCATTCAGAATGCGATGCACTTGTACAAGACCGATAAGGTGTTTTTGACCATGGGTACAAAGCTAATCGAACTCCGGAATCGCATTCGGGCTCTAAACCGGCTCGGAGTGCCATTGTCGAACAGCTTGGAGGAGCTCGACGACGATCCTCGCCGCGCCTTCATTCTGGTGAAGGAGCAGCCCGAGCGCCTTCGCATCGCCTTGAAGAGTCTGGCCCGGCTGGAGATTCTTTGGCGCCTCGCCGTGAAGCCCGAGCTGAAGGCGGTGACGTTCCGGGAAGGGAGCTTAGATCTTGTGGAGGTGGTGGACATTTCTCTGGAGAAGGGCGTGGCCTCGTCGGTTGTTCTCGGAGGCACTGAGCCCGGGCACGCCGTGATCACCGGACCGAATGGCGGTGGCAAGTCGTCCTTCATGCGCGCCGTCCTTCAGTCGGTGCTTCTCGGACACGCCTACGGATGTGCTCCGGCGACCGCCGCCGCCATGCCCCGGTTCTCCTGGATTGCCTCCGGTCTCCAGCTCCGGGACAGCCCCGGCGTTCTCTCCATGTTCGAAACAGAGGTCCGGTTCGCAGCGGCGGCCCTGAATCAGGGCGACGGCGGCCTGGTCCTCTTCGATGAACTGTTCCACAGTACGAATGCACCGGATGGCGCCCGGACGGCGACCCTTTTCTTGGAGCAGCTGTGGGCCAGTACAAGGAGCATGAGCATTGTTAGCACGCACATCTTTCCTTTGATCGAGGCCGCCCCGAAGTCTGTGAAGGCGATTTGTTGCCAGGCCACGGATCGCCCGGATGGAGTGGAGTTCTCATTCCGTGTTGAGCCCGGCATCTGTAGGGTGAGCAGCGTGAAGGGCGTGTGGGAACGGTTCGGGCTAAGTCGCATCGCGGCCCCCAAGCAGACTCCAACTTCTACGGGCTAAAAAGAAAGATGGCCATCCTCAGCGAGTCGATTGCAATCGGCGTACTTCTTATGCTACTCTTCGGCTCGGCCGCGATCTACCTCTATAGCCGTATCACCTACACCGAGAAGCGTGTCAGCATGATGGAGAGCCTCCTCGTCGATATCAAGATGATGATTGAGAGCACGGAGCAGCAGGGTCCCCCGGTTCTTCCGGTAGCCTCTGTTCACAGCTATCAGCCTCCTGCTGTTTTTAAGGCTGAGGCGCAGGCCCCGTCCCAGGAAGAGGCCGAGGCCGAGGCTGAGGATGAGGCCGCCTACGCCGAAGTGCTACAGCAGGCGCCCACCGATGTATCCGGCGAGCCCCCTGTAGAGGCCCCAGTGAAGGTCGGGCCCAACTATGACGCCATGACGCGCACCGAGCTCGTTGCACTGGTTGAGCAGAAGGGAGGGCGCACGACGAAGCGCACCAGCCGCGGTGAGCTCATCAACGTGTTGCGCGCACTTGACTCATCTAAGAATGAGGCCGCCGTAACAGGGGATGCAGTTGCTGAGCCTGTTGGCGGCGATCTCTCTATGGATACAGGCTCTAACGAAACAATGGGAGCTGATCTGGAGGAAGCTACGCTCTAAGCAGATATGGACTCTAAACTCTTTCGCCTTCCTACAAAACCCAATTTCTATGCCGGAACTCCCGACCCTTTCAAGCCGAGCTCCACAGGAAAGTTCTCCCAGCTCCCCACTCCCGACTCCAGATACCCGGGCTTCCCTGCCCAAATGTCGGATGGCCGTTTGGTAACGGACTACCTTCCGAACTGCAGTAAGAATGTTCCGGCGGGCAGCCAGTTCGCCACGAAGGAGTGGATGACCAAGAATGCTTCAGAGCTTATCCGGGTCGGCCGGGAGCGCTATTCCCAGCAGAACGGATCGGGCTTTCACATGGCGAATACGGTGCCTCCTCCGGCCGTCTTAGTTGATTGCCGGACGGACGATTGCAGCCGACGCCTCACGGGGGCCCCTGGAGGAATCGGGGTCGAGCGCCAAGGAGCGGTGGCCCCGGATCTCTTTGGGACCTGGGAGCCGAACATGTTTCGGCAGCCGCCCCCGACCGTGGCCGGGCTCACCACACGGTACGAGGGCGGCCGGAATACGCCCAGAGGCTAAACAGCGACAGATACAGAATATCAGATGCCAGATCCCATTAAGGTTCTGGCCTTCGATATTGGAATCAAGAATCTTGCCTGGTGTCTGCTGGATGCGAGCGGGGCCAAGCCGACCATTCTGGGTTGGCAGAACTACAATCTTCTCGCCGGCGAGGAGGCCGGGACCAAGGTCGTGAAGCCGCCCTGTATGTTCTGCAAGGTGGCCGCTGCCTTCTTTACGGCCGCCGGCCAGACCTGTATCCGCCACTGCCCGGCCGGACAGCCGCCCCTCAAAGATCTCAGTGGCGTTATCCAGCGCTCCGCAACTCTTCCGGTTCTCCGGGCCCTGGCTCCGGGCAAGAAGGGTACGAAGTCCGGGCTCGCCGCCTTTCTGGCCCCCAAGTTCTCCTTTCCGATCGAGAAGATCAAGATCAAAAAAGCGGTTGATACAGACATGGCAACACTACATGACTCTATACGTGCCTTTATTACGGCAAACCTGGCAACCTTTCGCCAGGCCACCCACATTTGCTTAGAGAATCAACCCGTGTTAAAGAATCCGACCATGAAGACCGTGCAGATCCTGCTCTACGCCACTCTGCGCGACTTTTTGCAGCCGGCGCCGCCCGTGAAGCTCGTGCATGCGGGAAAGAAGAATACTGACGGGCCCGTTGCTGAAGTGGGTGACGCGGGATATAAGACTCGAAAGGATGCCATGGAGGCCAAGGTCACCAGTCTTTTAACCCAGGGAAAGATCGTAGACGCTGCTACCCATTTGGCCAAATTCAAGAGTCACACAAAGAAGTCTGATTTGGCCGATGCCTTCTGCATGTGCTGGGATTTTGCTGCCCTAAAATAGATGAGCATCTTCACAACGCCGCAATATGATGCGTCTATGTGGACCCCGGTTAAGACAATCTATGCCACTCACACGGAGGCCGTGTCACTTTTCCGGGGGATTGCGTCAGGGATTGTTGGCCTTGGAGGTGGGCCTGATACGTTTCTAAATAAGAAAATGGATGACATAACGGGGAGTCTAATGAAGAATATAAAGGGACAGCTCGAATCCGATCAATGTGTCGTCGGGTTCAGCATTGAGTTTACGACATTTGGGCGTTCTGATGCTAATACAACGATTAGCGGGCTCGCTATGGGAACTCTTTTGAAGAAGAAGGCGCAGGGTGGTGGAACACGGAAGCGGCGCACAGCCTAAGCCCGACCCGCTATAATATAGTAAACTGCGACCATTTCGAAAAAAGCACAGGGAACGTTAAATGCCTTCTTTAAGGTTCCCGGTCCTTCCGTAGCGGTTCCCGCGCCGCCGAACCGCGTACCGAAGCCGTCTAAAAAGAACGAATCAATGCGAAGAAGGATGAGCGGCAGTGTCACCATTCACGAGATGGAGAACGTGGCCTCGGGCCTGGGCGCGATGGATGTAACACTTGACGCGGGTATGGGCAACGTCATTGACTTTTCTGATCCAAATGACACTCTCGGGCTCGGCATGTTATCGAATCCGGGCAAGATTCGCCCCCAGACTTACACAATGCCTACGGCGTCGGCCCCGCCGCCACCTTCTTCTGGGCTTGCGGAAGTCAGCCTCGGCACGATTGATACTCTTCAACCGATCACGCTCGACCTCGGGGGCTCGGCACCCACGGTGCACTTCGCGCCCGCTCCAGTTGAAATCGAATTCAAGAAGGCCGCCGAAGAGCACGCGCCTCCCAGCCTCTTTTCGAATCCACAGACGGCTACGGGCCCCGGCATTGCGCTGGCCGCCGCCGCGCCGCCCCGCATGGATCCCGAGCAGGAGAAGAAGGAGAAGATCGAGCACTTGACGAAGCTCCAGCGTTTGGAGCAGAAGGGCTTTCCGGTGTCGAAGCGCTATACGATGGACAACTCGCTCGATGAGATGAAGCAGGAGTATCTCCGCCTCGTGGATGCCCGGAACCTCGAGGGATCGCTCCGTTTCCAGCGCCAGGCCCTCATGAGCGTCGTGACGGGTATTCAGTACTTGAACGGCCGCTTCGACCCCTTCGACCTGAAGCTCGACGGCTGGTCGGAGTCCGTGCACGAGAACGTGGAGGACTTCGATGAGATCTTCGAGGAGCTCTATGACAAGTACAAGGAGCGCGGCAAGATGCCTCCGGAGGCGCGCCTCGTGATGGCTCTCGCCGGCTCCGGCTTCATGTGCCACGTGAGCAACACGTTCTTGCGCTCGCGCATGCCGAATATGGATGATATCTTGAAGCAGAACCCGGATCTGGCGAAGCAGTTCGCGGCGGCGGCGGCGCAGCAGGCTGGACCGGGCTTCGGCAACTTCATGGGCATGGCGATGGGCGGATCTGCGCCGGCCCCCGCTCAGCCCCAGGCCCAGGAGCCCCCTACGGGCGCCTTCTTCGGTAGCTCAGCTGAGCGCGTCGCGGCGATGGCCCAGCAGGCCCAGGCGCAGGCCCAGGCCCAGGCGCGCTTTTCACAGAACCAGATGGCCTCTGGTCGGGAGCCCCAGGCCGTAGCGGCTATGGAGAAGCCCACGGCCCGTCGCGAGATGCGCGGCCCCACGGGCGTCGATGACATCCTGAAGTCGTTCGAGGATGCCCGGGCCTCTGGCTCAGAGAACGCCTTCGTGGACCAGATCCCGAGCTCCGATATGCAGAGCATGGTCTCGGCGGAGGATCTCGGCAGCACGACGGAGTCGACGAAGGGCCGCCGCCGTCGGAAGGCCGTCGGTAACACGGTGAGCTTGAATGTATAAGATAGCCACATAGCCACATATAGCCACATGAATAGGAGAACTTCTAGCCCTCCTATTAATATGGCCGTACCACCCGTGCGCTGGTATCACCTTCTATCGTCATGGATCTTTCTCCTGTCAGCCCTATATCCGGTGCACAAGATATCGACCTTTCCTCTAAATATCCTAGCGCTCGGCGGATGTCTAGAGGTGATTATAAATCCGTACAATGAGCATTTCCTAAAAAACATCTATATCTTGGCCCTGCACCTAGTGCCATTCGCCTGGATTCCGTTCGACTTGTCCAGAGAAGTGATCGGATTATCTTTGGCGACTATTGCGATATACATCCTGTTCATCTATAGCATAGGAGAACAGCCAGTACACGTTTACAGAACACTCCTTTCGGAACGCCACACGACCTTTCAGGAGTTTGTAGCGGATCGATTTGGGATACTATAGTAGTATGTCACAAGAAGAGGGCGCATATATAATGATAGCTGCATTTACAATCGTTCCTTTTATTGTATATGCTATATTAAACGTAGTTTTATATAGGGTATTAACAACACTGGGGGTAAAGCTTCTATACTATATTACTATAGCTTTTCTTCTAGGCATTGTGGCATTTTTTATAAGCGCCGTCTTATATTCTGAATCTTTTTCTATTATTATATATTTACCCTTGGCTCTTTTGAATTTATATTATGCTTATTCATACATATCGTTGGTGCGTTAGACACCTATGACATCCCGGATATACTTCATATTCTTCTGATACCAGGTCATAACGTCTGGTGCGGCAACGTCTACGGGCTTCTCCTCGACGGCCTTCGTCTTCTCGTGAAGCCTCTTATAGATATCATTCTCCTCTGCCGTGAGCCCCTTTGTGGGCGCAGGAGTGGGCGGAAGGGGCATCGGGTTACCGAAGATATAGAGATCACTGTGTTCGTTGAAAAGATAGCCCATGGCAAGAATAATGCCAATGCTCATCCAGAGTGCCGTAAACACGTTTCTCGTGGCGACGAAAATCACCACGAACAACATGGCCCGGCGAATCCATGGATTCTGAAAGAACTTATCCTGCTCGGGTGTGAGACTCATCGCGAGATGCCGCCCTCCCAGATTCAGGATTAACATGCTCAGGCCAATGAAGTATGTGTTTGTATTGATGCCACTGATGGCTGCGTCTATTGGATTTAGAGGACCCACTGCAGCCGCCACGGGGGGCGGCATGAAGCTCATTCTACTGTTAGGCCCACTTATTTAGCGTAACCTCCATATCCATCACGTAAAAGAAGATGGAGAAGGCCATCATAACTCCCACGGATGTCGACCAGCGAGCGCCCAGAATGGTCGCTAAAAGAAGGGCAAAGCGCCAAAGCGGGATCGTATAGAGTTTGACCAGTGCCGTGGGATAGTGATTTTCGAAGGCGGCGCCCTCAAAGATATTCCATATGAGCAGAACTGTTGTAAATATAATCCGGCAGACGAGATCTATATATATCGCTGTCATTCTAACTATACTTCCTATTTCCCGGAATGGGAAGCGTTGTTCGTCGACGCTGTGTTCCCTTGATCCTGAACCGCTGCTGTTGTCACCTTATCTTCCGAAATGCCTGCCGGATTTTCGCCCAGAAGCTCCTCGGCGAACCAGCGCTTCTTGAGGGTTACCATCTTTATATCCGTTGCATCCCCTGATTCGAATCCCTCTATCCGGGGGCTGACCGCGAGAAGAAGTATGGTAAACAGGGCCATCATGATTCCGTAGGTCCAGGAATACATGTCAGCGATAAGAAGCGTAAGGGCGAAAAGTACTGCGCGACCTATCGTTGTATTTAGTTGCAGTCGGATGCCGGCAGGTATTTGGCGAACATAGACGATTCCCAGAACCAGCGCGAGGCCTAGATACATCGATAGAGGTTTGGTATATTTATTGATCATGTCAATAATGTGTTCTTTTGCTCCACCTGACATTATAGGCAGAGGAGCAGGGGCGCTCATTCTATCGTTAAATGGTATTTTCTAAGAGTTACTAACAGAGGGGGAATGGCTGAGCTCTGTTCCCTGGAGAATGCTTTTCCAAATATAGGTAAAATCGGGCCACCGTCGGTGGGTGGCACCGATACGACCCCGACACGTGAAGAGCGCAAGGCGGCGAAAAAGAAGGCGAAGCGCTGCAAGGTCACGGCGCTCGAGGCTGATCAAGGCCCCGACCCTGATCGCCTCTATGGTAAAACTGATGACGTTGAGAAGGAGGGCTATCAGAATGGGATCCCGAAGGTGGCCAAATCGACGGAGTCGACGGCAACGTTTCCCTCCTATTTTGGCAAGGGCCTCGATGATGACGAGGGGTTCTCTTCCTATTCGGCGGCGAAAGGCGATGATCCTAACTATCGGCTCGAGCCCGACTTCACCCAGACCTTTGATACGAAGGGGGTCGAGAAGGCCATGGGATCTCTCCTTCCGGATCCGAATCTCTCCGACCGCTGGAAGCCCCTGACGGAGACCACCTACACTGCCTTCGGGACGCCAAGACATCCTACGGCACTTGCCGCTAGACCGGGGTGGGCGTCGATCCCGCAACTAGAGACACCGGCCCCTATTGAGCAGAAATTCAAGCCACGGGACGAGTCGTGGCTGTCGAAGAATGATAAGGAGGAGATCCTGGAGCGCATGAACACTCTGGTCGGGCGCCTTGATGAAATGGAGCGGCGGCGGCTCCAGAACACGCAAACAGAGCTTCTTCTGTTTGTGGGTACTGGCTTGTTACTGCTATTTACATTTGAACTAGTGTCGAGATAAGAGGCAGCGAGTAATATAAGGGTTCCTTTTAGGCTTGCCGCCCCCTCCGTGGATTTCCTTAAGTACTTTCACGACCTTTTCTTCGGTTTCCGAATATGCCTTGAAACATTTATCATCTTCTTTAGCGAAGGCCATGTACCGCTCATCAATTTGCCTCTGTGGATCACTAATCGTTTTTTCTGTCATTTTCATACAATCGTTTGGATTCGCGACAAGTTTCACATCTGAAATAGCTGAACTATAATCTTCATCTTGAGGTTTATAGTTCTTTAACGATAGGCGTAGAGCTTTTACGCTCATCTCTTCATTATCGGCGGTGGCCCCTATAATAGGCGTAGTTCCATCTGAATTTTTTATAGTCGTATATGAAATAACCTTTTCACCTTTGATTATAGTCCTAATTTCATTCAGACGCGTGGGGGGGCCAGGAAACTCGGATAGTATTTCTACATCTGTTCCTTGAAGTTTGCCATCGAGAGAAAGTACGAACTTGCCTGACTTTGCGGCAGCCATTGCTTTGCTTCGGGCGGCGGCGGCAGCTTTGGCCTCTGCAAGAGATTTGTATGGCTTGCCGGTGACTGGATCGATTCCATACTTGCCACGCGCTACAGCGGCTGCCTCTGCGGCTTCTTTTGATGTATAGGGTTTACCGGTCTCTGGGTCAATCCCATAGTCTCCATCATCGGCTGTCCCCTTTCTACCTTTACGACCGCCTTTGCCGTCTCCTTCGCCGTCTCCGTCGCCGTCTCCGTCGCCGTCACCGCTACCCTTATTATTATTGTTACTACTCGGGTCCGTAGGATTATCATTTCCAGAGGTTTTATTCGCGTCGTTATTGTTAGGCGAGTCAGGATTATTATTGTTGTTACCACTATTTGAACCGTTGCCTCTAGAACCTAGACCTGCACTACCCAGACCCAATGATAATGCTGTCATACCGCCGGGCCCGCCGCTACCCTTATCCTTATCCTTCTTCTTCTTTTTCTTGTTTTTCTTTCCCTTCTTTCCCTTCTTTCCCTTCTTTCCCTTCTTTCTCTTCTTTCCCTTCTTTCCCTTCTTTCCCTTCTTTCCCTTCTTTGTAGACTTCTTATTCTTCTTTTTATTCTTCTTGGTTGTCTTCTTTTTATTTTTCTTAGATGTCTTCTTAGACGTCTTCTTTTTATTCTTCTTGGTCGTCTTCTTAGACGTCTTCTTTTTATTCTTCTTGGTCTTCTTGGGCGCCTTCTTTTTCTTCTTGGGCGCCTTCTTTTTCCCTTTTCCACCCACCATTTTTTGAGTAGACTTTCTTGTTATAAACCTCGCCCCACTTCTAGCACTCTTTCGAGTCTGCCCCATCTACTCTATAAACATATTTAATACAATAAACAGTGCCCGCGCTACCCCCATCAGTTCAGGAAGTTCCATTCAGGATACCGCTTTTTGTATAGATTAAGAATATCTTTTATGTCATATTCTGTAATATCTATCTTATTTACAACAATATTCCGTAATAGGTATTGATTTGTTTTGTTACTAACGATTATAACTGGCATTATCCAACCGGTTATGGTCCTATATGCCTTATGTGCACCAAACTCAAAATCTAACATGAACTCACCGGGTGTAGCTTCCTCCAGCGTAGCCTCTTCTGCATTCATAGTTTGGGGTATTTCTAAAGCCGGGTCTTCTACCTTTATATTGTCCAAGTTATTCATTAATAGATTGGTTTCAATCTGTCTAACAAAGGCACGCGCAGCATCGCATTCCTTATATGTAAGTAGTCCTTCATCAGTAAAACACTTACTTATGGAGATTAACATTAAAAACTCACATAGCTTATCATTCCATTCATCACGAAATACGTTATGTAATAGCTTCGGACTTATTCCGAGGTCATTTAATAGATCTGCTTCACCACTGAACCCTTTACCACCGGATGTAAATACTCCTGCCAACCAGTTACTTTTAACCTTACCCGAACCTTTACGAATACGATATAGTTTGCCGTTACGTATGATGTTTATCTTCTGAGCTCTCGTGATTCGTTTCATATCTGCTGAAAAAAACCGGTCAAGCCCTTCTAGAACATTCTTTACCTCGCACATGGGTTTCCGATTCACGGTAGGCGCATACAGGCGTATAACGGCGATCTTATCTGAATCCTTGAAGCCGAATGGAGATGATACGGTGGAAGCCGAAATATCGGCTATTAATGGCTCGCATTGACCGGTGCGGCTAGGGCCTGGCGGTACTACAGTCCTAGCATCTGCCGATGTAAATGTTAAATATCCTGTGATATCTGTTGCTAGGCCAGTATTTATAAACGTATTATATTCGGTGTTTATCAATGGCTCGAGTGTTAGACCATTGTGAGTAGCGTTCGATGTTATTATAATACCACTGCGTCTTTCTACCGGGCCCTTATATACAATATAACTCGGTTCTAGCATATTTACGAGAGCGTCATCCTGTGGTAGTTCATACTGTTGTTTAAGAGCACAGCCAACCTCTATATTAGCCGGCGTATGCTCAGCAAGAACAAATACCTTATCTTCATTGAGGGCCTTGAATTTCATAAACATATAGTTGAGCGTCAGGTCATGGGCGATTCCCTCGGATGTCTTTAGATTTCCGTAAAAGGGTGGCATAAATACTATGCGCGCATTCTCTACGATTGTGCCGATTTCATCCTGAACATTCGACATTACACCGATAGATGATAGGAATGTGAGTAGATAATCAAACCGTGATAGTTTGCCGGCTACCGGTGGAAGAAGTACGATTGTCTCGACGGCGTCTCCTATGTCTGCGCCACTATCTGAAATGAAATGCACAAGTTTCGGTACCTTACTTATATCTTGACCAGGCGCACAGCTGTTTCCATTTGGAGGAGGTGTTCCACCCCAGTGCACCGCATGTTTGGTTTTATAGGCTGTCACAACATCCTTCACGTCTGTTCTTGATTGCTTCAACATTGTGGTCATGATACTTGCAGAATATTTATCGAGGATCTCGGCTTTTTTGTCGAGCTTATAGAACTCGACTCGGGGGTTGGAGATTAGTTTGACACTTTCTTTGTGTGCAGCGACGCGAGCGGCGGCGGCAGCGGCGGCGGCAGCAGCACTGTCAACCTTTACAGCATCGGCTATTTCTGGTTCGAGTGCTCTTAACCCACCCTCTTGACTCCCGCCAACAGCCACAATAGGGGCCGGAGGCACATCTCCGTTCATGAGAGACGGCGTTTCAGGTTGTCCCAAGGCCATTAGGCTGAATCCTCCGCCCATGACGGGTCGTATATCTCCTTGTCCACCCGAGAGCATACTCTCTCCAGAATAACCCGGAGGCGCACTCATCTATCAAAGCATGTGAAACATAAAGGCCTAAGAACCCCCGCCCTATAAGAGCAGCATGGACGACCTACCGGTGCCAATCGAACCCGACCCGCAAACTCGTCGCAAGAAGATCCACTGCAAGCAGGAACTAATCGTCAGCTCCTTGCAGCGGTTTTATTCGGGCCACCCCGATAAGGCCGAGATTATCGGGCTCCTCGATGGCACGTCTGAGATGTCTCTCCGCCTTGTAGACTGGTTCGTCACGAACTATGCGAAGCAGCACAGCATCTCCTACATTCTGAATGGCCAGGAGTTCCTCGTGTATACCAACTACAAGTCGCAGCTGAAGGCCTACAGCAAGAAGCTCTTTGACCCCTTTTGCCGTCGGGAGCGTATCATGTTCCAGATTGTGGACACTCCGGCCTTCATGACGACGGTGGGTAAGCTGAACTTCTTCCGATGGGCAATCGAGAAGGGTGTTCTGAATTACATCACGCTGAACTCTGCCAAGATTGAGGCGGCCATGAATGCGAACGCCAAGGAGCAGCTGAAGGCCAGGAAGGCGGAGCCTACCCAGGCTACACGCGCAGCCACGCGGAAGCGTGTCGTGGCGCAGCCGAATGCAAAACTCATGCAGAAGCACGAGTTTTCGGTGGAGGTGCGATTTGATTGATGGTGCATCGCCTAAGGGTAGTTGACATATATCATGTAAGATGGACACAATTTGTGGTGTAGTATGTATATTTCAAATGAATCATTGGGCACTCGATCGCATATTACCAAAACCGAACATTGAAGCCATCACTCGCCTAAATGGCATGGCTCTTCAGGTATATATTTGCGCAAGCTTTCTCTTCAAACATGACGTAAGCAATATGGTTCGCATCGCCTACATTTTTATAGGTCATATGATATATGATCTAGTATATGTGGATACACTCGCGATGAAGATACATCATATACTATGCATATCTCTTTTGGTCTTATATCATACATATTTGAAGTATACACTTGAGTTTACATATGCAGATGCATATTATGTATATAGGAATCTTGTCCTACTTGAATCAACCTCGCCCCTGTTAAACTGTGCATGGTTATTGCACCATTTTCAGTATCCAAATAAGGCCTTTAATATGTATATAAAGGCGGCGGCTGCTCTCTATTGGACAGTCGCGCGGATGATCGTATTTCCTTACATAGTTTACTCGGGTGGAAACTTCTATCCTCGCCTCTTCGCATATCCCTTTATTCCATTGAATATCATCTGGTTTCATGCTCTTATGAAGATGGCCGCTAAGGAACTTTATGGAAAACCTGTCAAGGCACCTTTGCCTGTAGCCGATAGTTGACCTCAATGGAATCGATCTTGGGGCGCATGACCTCGTAGGCTAGAATAGGTGCCGTGAGATCCGAGCCCTCTGGCATCCAGCGACTCGTGAGCCCCCGCTCCAAGAGCCTCTTCGACTCCTTAACGCCCCGCTCAGGCTCCTTTTCCTCATATACAACGGAACGGACTTCGCGCACCATATTGCGCGGATCCCGGGTCGGATCATAGCGATCGAAGTACGGATTCTCGGCGAGCTGGGGGCCATCCGCAACGAAGGGCTGCGACTGGCGAAAGTCACGCGTATCCGTGCGGCTGCTCAAAGGCGCCATATCATAGAACTTGAGCGCGCGCGATGCATCTGTAGGGACGGCCAGGCCCTGTTGCACAGGGGCGTCCGAGTTCCACTGCTCGAACTGCCTCGCGTTAATCGTGTCGTGAGTGGCGGTCTCCTTACGCATACGGAGCTGCATTTTGGGCGGTGGGATTCTGACTGTTCCAGCATATTGTAGGGGGTTGAACATCTACCACTCTTTTCTACCAGAAGGTTTAAACTCACATTCATAGATATCTATAGTATGTTCATCGTGCCATATATATCGATTCAGGTAAAGGCCTGTACACAGTTCTGGCTATTCTTAGAGAGAAACGGCACTCACTTGATCGAGGTCGGCGCAGATGCTCACGCCTTCAGCGTCGATAACGGGTTCTCGGATGATCCGACGTTCCAGAAAACAGGCGATCTCCTATTTCTCCAGGTGGATCGTTTGAGGCCGGGGCTCGACGCCTTTTACACCTGGGACGAAGTGGTACCAGGCACGATTCCGGGCAAGGAGCTTTGGCGCCCCTTCCTGTGGCTTCCGGGAACGGAGCACCTTTTGGCGGAGACGCGGTTATCGGCGAAGCATACGGCCTTATCTGTGTTACAAGGCATCTTAAGCCATAGCGCTATAGAATCAATAGATGAGTGCACGAAATAAGACAGTTCGGAAATCGCATGATGTCAGCGGCACACCTATTGATTTCTCGGTGAACACCTCTCTCCAGAATCTGATTCAGACGGAGGCGGATGGGGCCTACAGGAAGGCTTGGCACCGGCTCGAGCGCGGCCTTCGCCTAAATCGTCTCCGGGCATTTACGGAGGAGTTCGCCGCAAAGCGTGGCCTGAAGGATTCCGAGAAGGTGGCCCTGCTCTCACTTCTCACGAAGGCCCTTGACAAGAAGCTTCTAAATTCGAAGACGACCGTTGAATACGATGAACAGGAGGAGAAGATTAAGGAGATCAAGCCCCTGGTCATGCATCAGAACGCGGCCGGCGAAGTCCTTTTTCAGCTACTGGAGAAGAGGAATGCCGTCACATTCCGGAAACGGGCCTCAGAACTTCCGGCCCAACCTGAAGAAAAGAGTGCCTAAGATGTTGCCGCCTATATCTAATAAAGTGCCTAAGCCCGGCAAAGTTGACGACACTATGAAGTCACTGAACGGTATCATGTTTGAACCGGTTGCCACGCTCATACAATGGAAGGATTTAACGAGTCCGGCGATCAATCATCCGAGCCGTATGGCTGCCTGGCAAACGGAGGTGGAAGAGGAGGTTGATGAGGCGACTGCGGCGGCTGAGGTCGGACCGGAAGAACAGGTCTCGGCCACAGCGGCTACCGAAATCGGGCTGGCTCTCATGGAAAAGTTTCTGGCGGCGGCGGGATCCGTGGGCTGGGCTTCACAGAGTCCGGCGGAGCGTTTGGCGGCGGCCGAGCTCGTACTGAAGTCGCCCCAGGTGCCCCAGCGCACGCCGGCCTGGTATCTGCAGGGGAAGCAAGTGCTGACCGCTTCCGAGTTTGCCACTCTATATGGGTCGCCTCGGGCCGTAGGCCAGATGGTGGTGAGCAAGGTTCCACCAACGGAGCCCGTCGCGAGTCTTTCAAACCGCCTCGCCTGCTGTACAAGTGAGATGGGGCCATTCGACTGGGGTGTGCGCTTTGAACCGGTGGTGAAGCAGGTGCTCTCGGCCAAATGGGGTGCCGTGATTGCGGAGTCGGGGCGCATCATGCATCCGACGGATTCGTGCCTGGCCGCTAGTCCGGATGGCTTCATTATGGCGGCGACCGATGAGGCGCGCATCGGCCGACTCTTAGAGATCAAGTGCCCAATTCGGCGGGCGATCGGCGACGGCATTCCTTTCGAATACTGGTGCCAGATGCAGATTCAGATGGAGGTCACGGGAATCGGGGAGTGCGAGTATGTGGAAGTGAAGTTCGACTCGGTGGAAAAGGGAAAGACCGATCTGTCGGGGGAGCCCGAGGGCTTCCTTTGGCTTCTTCAGAATCCGGAGACGTGCGAGCTGCGGTATGTCTATACGGTTCAGGAGCGGGCGGAGCTGGACGCTTGGGCGGAGCTCGAGAAGATCCCTTGGCGCCTTGGAGGCTTCTATTCGGAAGTGGTGAGCCGGGACAGAAACTGGTTCGCATCCACGGCGGAGCTACGGGCCGGCTTCTGGGCCAATGTGGCCGTGGCTCGGGCCGGCGGATTTGAGGTGCCTCTTGGCAAATCGAAACCGAAGGGGCTGGCCGTTACGGTTGTCAAGGAGGGCTGTCAGATTGTTGACTAAAAGTAGGTGATGGGCAACGGACAGTCCTGGTTCAGCATTGCGCCACTAGACGTCAATGATCCTAGTATTCCCGTCACACAAGGACAGGGAAAGCTTCAAATATGGGGGCCTATTAAAAAGACCTTCTGGAAACCAACAGGTCTTGGAGACCCATTTTTTCGTATACCGAGAACGGTGAATGGGCAGTACATTCATTGTAAATGTGAGAATATTAGTGAATTTATGAGAGGTACTGAGACCTTCTGGGCAAGCGTTCTATCCGGTAAGGTTATTCCAGCCTGTTGGGATGATCGCGAGATTAGCACTGATCCAATTACTCTTAAGTATCACTTTAACCCGTATTCTATTACGGAAATAATGAAGGGTGTTAAATATAGTGGAGATAATGATATTCCAACCTTTTCACTTTATCTAAATCATCCAGACTTTGCTATATTTTCTATGAGTAACAAGGGTATTACTGGGATTCCGGTGCCATTTCCTCTGCAGCCGGTATGGCATCTATGTTTAGCTTTAAGGGTGGTCATCGGAAACGTGTACCAGTCAGTTCCCGTCGCCGCAGTAAACCGGGAACCGTTCGAAGCCAGGCCTTGAACTCCAGGCGGCGACGCCATAAGCGCTGAACGAGTATGAGATAGCGCGTCATGTCAGTATTAGCACATCCTCTATAGTCCCAGACAATCTTATTGATTTGAAAGAATGTGATTCCGTCAAATCTTATAAATAATGGTGGAACACCCTGGGAATAGATTGCCGTCTGCCGTCCCTTTTTGACAGTCAACGTGTAATGGGTGTTCATAGTCTATTAATCATCTTTGAAAACAAGTTCTTAGCCGCCTTCTTCTTTTGTTTCTCTGTCATACCACACATCTTGCGCGCATCCTTTAATAATGGTTTCACGATTGCCATAGTCTTATTTCTCATAGTTTTAGTAAATCTCTGATGATATCCAGGTATCTTTGCGCCTATACGCGGCATCTTAGTTATCTGAGAGTTCACTCTCTTTTCACAGGCCTTCCGTGTCTTAGCGTTTACCATTATATTATGGCCTAAGATTTTAAAACACCCGCCTGCCGTCCCTTTTGACAGTCAACGTGTAATGGGTCTTCATAGTCTATTACTCATCATTGATAATAAGTTCTTAGTCGCTATCTTTTTTTGGTTCTCTGTCATACTATACATCTTTGAAAACAAGTTCTCAGCCGCCTTCTTCTGTTGCTTTTCTGTCATACCACACATCTTTCGCGCAGCCTTCACTATTGGTTTCACGATTGCCATCATCTTATTTCTCATAGTTTTAGTAAATCTCTTACCTCCAGGTATCTTTGCGTCTGCACGTGGTATCTGTGACATCATTTGCGCATTCACTCTCTTTTCACAGGCCTTCCGTGTCTTAGCGTTGACCATTCTATTATGGCCTAAGATTTGACCACAATAAAATCAACAGATGGACTTCCTCGCAGAATATGATGAAATGGCGACGATTCCGCCGAAATCCGCGGTGTCCTATAAGTTCCTCAGCCTGTTCCGGGTTGTTACTGCCGGCGATGAGAAGGGGCTGCATTGGTCGACGGATGCCCATGATACCCGCCTCTCAGATGAGGCTCTTGAAGCCATTCGACTTTATCTGAAGGCGAAGAAGGCCGGTCTCAGAAAGGGCGCCGAAAAGGACTATGCGAAGGTCCTGTGGTTCTTCTACCAGAAGTTGCTGGAGATCGGCGCGTTCGATAGGACGATTCGTGCCGAGATCCGATCCTACTTGGACCTTTGTCAGTATATCTTACTGTAGCGGCTTCCGCTCATAGAATCCCAGATTCAGTTCCTCCGTCCAGCCACTACAGGAATCCGGATCGTCATGGCGATAGTTGTTCGTCAACTGGCGAAAGTTGCCCGTCTTTTCTAGGCGTGTCAGGAAATCCGCTGTGTGGCAACCCTGGGCCGTGAGAACGAGGGGCTTCTCGGCCACTGGGCGATCGAGCAGCACATAGGGCTTCCGGGGCTCACCTAACTCTGGCGCGCCGGGACTGAGGCCAGGTGTCAGCTCACCACTGTCTGTGGGACCTGACGACCCGTTCTGGAATGGCTCCTTCACTTCTAGACGCGGTCTCAGAATCGGATTCGATCCGTAGTAGTCGCGGGACTGCACGAATAGGGTGAGGGCCAGACTGAATACGAGCCAGGCCACTGTGAGCGTGGCCGCGAATATAAGGAGACGCTTCATCTTCTCTTACTATGGCGTCGCATATTGTAGCGTCCAGGCGGCGGCTATCTCATCATAGGCCTTTCGATCCTCCACGTAGAGACGCGCGGCCTCTGGTACAAGAGGGTCCCCCGGATTCGGATCATTCAAAAGACTGCAGATGCTCAGGAGTACTTTTCCGACCGTGAGGGCGGGTGACCACTCGCCTTTCAGGATATCGAGGCAAATGCTGCCGGCTGAGTTGATGTTTGGATGATAGATGCGCGTCTTGAATTGGAAGTGGGGCGCGCGAAAGGGATATTCGACCGGGAACTGAATACTGAGTATGAAGACACCGCCTGAATAGGGGCTGTCGTCAGGCCCAAAGATACAGGCCTCCCAGACTAACATATCTTCGCCCTCCGGCCCGGCACTGCAGCTGAGCGGAGGGTCTTTTCTTAAGTCGGCCAGTTCTTTTTCTATACGTCGTAGGGCCATCGTCTATATGTAAGAACATAAAAAACCCTCTATAAGAAGAAATGGTGGACGGCCTAGTACTTCTTGCCGAGTTTCTTGGAACCTTCCTACTTACGTTGAGTGTGTTCGCTTCGGGTGGCGCGTGGTGGGCGGTTGGAGGTACGCTGGCACTCATTGTCCTCCTTATCGGCAAGCTCTCGGGCGGTCACGTCAACCCGGCCATCTCGGCGGCGGTCTACTTCAAGGGTGCGCTGACGCTGCAGGAGCTGGCCGCCTACGTGGCCTGCCAGGTCGCGGGCGCCGTGTCGTCGCTGTACGTGTATCGTGTTTTTGCATAGGCAAACACTTGTATCGTGTTTTCGCATAGGCAAACACTTGTCGTGTTTTTGCATAGGGCTAAAGTGCCCCCACTTCCTCTTCTATAAAGATGCGACCATCGGCTATTGCAACTCTTGCTACAGGATCTGCAATCTCCGATCTGACGCTTTTTCTGTTCACTCTAGAACTCTGGAATGCGTCGCCGCCGCCCGTCTATCTTCTCTGTGATTCCTCGATCGCCTCTAAGAAATTTAACTATAAGGGCACGATTCATATTCAGAAAGGTCTCGACTCCTATTCTGGCCTAACCCGAGCACAAATGGAGCGCACCTCTGGAAAGACGCAAAACCAGTGGACGGACTTCATGCTCGAAAAGACAACTCTACTGGAGTGGGCCCTGTCCGAACAGCCGAATGTACTCTTTTGCGACTGTGATATCTGTTTCATGGGCCCCGTTTTCGATATTCCAGAGGGTGCGACCCTCGCCGTAAGTCAGCACATGATTCGCCCCCAGGATGAGGCGCGCTTCGGGACATATAATGGGGGCATGATCTGGGTCTCACAGCAGGCTCAGATTGATCTTTGGCGCACGGCCACTAAGACATCGCGCTTCTTTGAACAGGCGGCGATCGAGGATGTGGCTGCTGCCACGCCGACGGTCAGCCTCTATCAGATTCCACGCCAAGAGAACTACGGCTGGTGGCGTCTATGGCAAGGTATTAAGCCGGCCAATGAGCTGATGTGTGAATGGTCGATACGGTCGAGATCTAACAACTCGGGGATTATGATCGGCAATCAGCCTCTCGGATCTATCCATACACATTTTGGAGAGGTCCGGGACGCGGCGACTACTGAGTATAATAAGTGGGTTTTGAACTGGCTCTCGAAGCTGACAATGCATCCGCCGGCGCAACAGCTTCTGGGATTTATTCACGGCCTGCATCCGTGGATGTTGCTGGATTAAACGCACGCGGTTGTTGGTTTATCCCAAACGGATTCAACCTTCTCATTCTCGCATTCATAATATTTCTCTCCATAATCTGATATTAACTCTTTCCAGCCTTTTGGTAAAGCGCAAGAATCTTTTGGTTTATCCCAAACGGATGGGATATCGGTATCAGCTACGCACTTATAATATGGATGATCTCCATCATTTGTTATATATACCCATCCTTTTGGTAAGTCGCTAGCCACTGCTTTAGACAATGCAGCAGCTTTAGCGGCAGCTTTAGCCATTTCGAAGGTGCTAGGCGCTGGTTTAGCATTTGTGACTACCTTAGCCACCGATAAGGCGCTAGCCGCAGCAGCCATTGGATTTACTGTAGCAACAGGTCCTCCCGTAGGCTCTTCCACAGGCTTACCATACGCCTTCAACTTATATCTGGCGGCCAAATACACCGCATTTCTAAATGCAGTAAACGTAGAAAAGTTGTAGGCTGGATTTTTAAAACTGCGTGATGATACCTCTGAGAGCGTCATCTGACTTCTGGATAATAGGCCCCTTTTGCTAGCAGATATAACAGCCTTTCTAGTTTCTACGTTGACACTTTCCGGTTTAATCAATAATATAAACTGCGCACTCTTATCATCGCGTGTCCATGGAAGACCCCTTTCATCAATAATAGTTTTATAAGGGACCACATATTTGCTCATATTTATCTTCTTCTTGCCCTCTATAAAAATACCATCGCCGATAAATAGGTTACCTTTAAATCCATGATTATCTAAAGATAGATTGTCACCCTTGTTATATATATCTCTGATTTTATTATCAAAATCCGTGTCTCTCCATATAACATTCACTTCATCACCATATGGTTCTAGAGTAGGGGATTCTGTAAATATGAAACTTAGCGCATACTTTATCACGGAGGGTTTGGGCAACACTGTAAAGGGAAGATGGGCCTTCATAAATGGATTATATATTCTCATACCCTTTCTTACACGAGATGTGACGAAATTGTATTTAATATATTCTGATTCGAAATGTTCGATTTGTTCTTTGGTAGGTTTAGATCCAGGCCCTAGCATATCACTTAAACCTTTAATAGCCATATAGTTCCACCCGGCCTGTGATAACCCTGAGAGGCCTAGACTTAATGACGATTG